AAAGGAACTCAATTCATTAATCAATCTGCACAATTCATAGGATCAATATAATAAAATGTCTTTTACTTTATTTGGTTCAGCATCACCAGACGACATAAGAGTTGGATATGTTGATCCTTCTCTTGGATATGTTGATGGAGTTTCTGTTTGTGAAGCAAATAATTATGCAAAAAATAACCCAGGAACAACTTTTGTTTTTAGAGATGGTGACAATAATATTAGATATTTGAATATTAATGAAGTCAATTCATTAACTCCAAATGATTTGACTGCAAAAAATGGTGAGTGTGGTGGCATTCAGGAATATAAAGAGTGTGGTCCACCAAGAATTCAATTTTTTGGTGGAGGTGGAATTGGTGCTGTAGGTAATCCAGTTATTGGTAGAGATGGTTCTTTACTTGCAGTTGATGTTGTAAGTGGTGGTCATGGATATCAATACCCACCAATCGTTGCAGCGAAAGATGATTGCGAATTTGGAAATGGTGCTGTTTTAACCGCTATCCTTGGAGAAACTGCTGACGAAATAGAAGTATTTGAGGGAGAAGAAGACTTTGAAGAATATGAGATTTGTGAGGATACTGATGTTGGGTATGGTGTTAGATATGATTCTAACGGAAAGGTACTAGGTCCTTGGGAACCTCAAACATATACAAGAGTTGGTGCTGACCCAATTCAAAGAGAAATTGAAATATTCCAAAAAGCACTTAAGAAACCTTTTTGGACCACAAGAGAGAAGCAACCTGATAGAGTTACTGCTCTTGAAAAATCATATGCAACACAAGATACCACTCCAGTAACTTTCCCTCAATGGGGAGAGTTTATGAACAAGTATGCAGTATCTCCCGTTAAACCATCCGATGTTAGAGGAAGTGATGAGTCTGGAAAAGTTTTTTCAATGGAATGGGAATTAAATTTTCCTATCAGCGGAGAGTATATTTTTAGAGGTGTGTGTGATAATACCGCACAAGTTTACGTTGATAATAATTTGATTGGAAATTTAAAAGACTTTAAAGAGAATCCATCACCTCTACAAAAAACAATACAAGAGGGAAATCATATAGTAAAAGTTGACTTATTAAATGTACCAATCACTGAGAAGGTAAATACTCTCGTTTCTTCGCCAAGTACAGTTGATGTTACTTTCACTGTAACTGGGGACGGAAGAAATACTGATAAGATGAAATTCTCTTTTGTTAGTGATGATTATTCATTTACATTAAAAGGAAATTCTAGGAGCGGTCAAAGTAGAAAAGAGACTATTAAGATAAATCCAAACAGTAAGTTTAAAGTATCAGCTTCATCAACAAAGTCTGGTGGTGTTGAGCAAGGTATAATTAAAAACGGAACAAAAAATAGAGAAGGTGGAACTGGAGATTCTGATAGAATTTTTGCAGATCACATACAATCTGATAATGATAATGATGATATTCAAATCACATCAAATATTGGCACCTTTAAGGCAACTAATAAAAGAAAAACACCAGATGGAAGAAGTACATTTGATTTAGTTTTTGAAGTTGGAAAGGTTGCGACGACAAGTTCGGTAGTTACTGAAGTAATCTCTTCAAAATCTTGGAATGAAAATCCAATGGGCGTATCAATGATTATTGATGCTCCACCGCCACCAGTTCCTCAAGAACCACTCCCCATTCAAACTGGAAGATGTCCACCCAATCCAATTTGGACTACAAGATTCCCTGGTTCTGATCAAACTTGGTATCCTGTAAGATTTCCTAGGTGGAGTAAATTCATGAATAGATATGCTCTTTCGCCTATTCTTCCACTAAACACTCCCGGTAGTGATACTTCTGGAGTTAATTTTATTAATAACTGGCAAGTGGATTTGCCTTATGCTGGTTATTATGCAGTTAAAGGAACTCGTGATAATAGTGGTAGAGTTTTGATAGATGGAAAGGAAGTATCTAGTTTAGATGGGTTTTCTATTGATAATCCAAAGTTATCTAAGGTTTATCTGGAAAAAGGAAGGCATACTATTACTGTGGAGATATTCAATAATCCAATAGAAACTTTATCGACTATTGATACGAAAATCTTTAGCACTCAAGATTGGAGATCTCCTTCTACTCAACAATCCTCTTCTGCTAAGATAAAACCAAAATTTATTCAACAAGGAGCAAGTTTTTATCTTCAAGTTGATGGATCTGGATCTGGCGAAATTACTTTTGCAATGGATGTAAATGATAATCCATTTACTGCAGGAATGGCTGCACAAGAGGTTGTTATTCCCGCAGATGGTGGTGGTATAAGATTAAAAAGAGATCCTAACAAACAAAATGATAGTGATAAAGGGTCTGCTAAATTCACTGGTGGTAAAAAATATGGTCCAATTCAGGTTATAGGTGCTGGCCCAGGAGCAAGAGGACCTATTTTGAGTGGACAAAATACTCTTGGTCTTAGGGATGCTGATGGCGATGATCAGAACATAAAGATTACTATTGGAAACGTAAAAGGATCATCTTCTACAACACCAAAGACTTCACAGAGTGTTACAAAAAATGGCGTAAGTTATTCTGGACCTTCTTTATTTGGTTATGTTGATAGGAGGTGGAGTAAATATATGAATGAATTTTCAGTCTCTCCTCAAGTCACTGAGAATATTGGTAAGTTTACCTTAACTTGGTCAAATGTTAATTTTCCTTATGCTGGAACTTACAAATTTAATTTTCAAGCAGATAATAATGCAATTCTAAAAGTTGGTGGTAGAGAAATATTTAAAACATCTGATTTTGTTGGAGAAAAAATTCAATATACCTTTAATGCTACACCTGGAAAATATGATGTTGTAATTGAATTAGAGAATTTTAAGTCTGCAAAAGGGGGAAAGGATGAATCTGTTTTCTCCAGTAACCCTATGGGTGTTGCTCTTTTTATTAGTAGAGATGTAGTATTTTCTGATAATAAAACATCTTGGACTAATAACCCAATGGGAATCTCTGCAATACTTATTCCACCACCTTGTGCTAAAAAAATTGGTGGTAGGGGTGTTGTTGATAAAGTAGTTGTTGCAGATCCTGGAAATGGATATCTACCTCCATTGGAACAAGGACCTGGATATCCAGTAACTCTTGTTTTAGATGAAGTGATTGTCGAAAATCCTGGTATTAATTATAGATGTGGTGAAGATCAAATACAGATAACTCCAAGCAATGGATCTGAACTTTCTTATGATTGTGATACTTTTGGTAGAATTAATTCTGTAAAAGTATTAAATCCTGGACTTGGATTTAGTGTTTATCCAGAAATATCAATGCCATCTTTGACTGGAATCAATGCAACATTTAGACCTGTTTTCCGTGTCGTAAGAGATCCTCTACTTCCTCCAGAGCAAGTAGATAGAATAATTCAAGTTACCGATCTTGTTGGACTCAAGCAGACTGGTTATGTTGATGGAAGAGCATACTATGGTGCTGTTTACTATGATGAAGGTATTCCTTATGCTGGATACTATAAGACTGCTGGGACTCAAACAAGAGTCTATGCAACTCTACAAGAAAGCATCACTTCTCGTGTCATTACTCCTCCAAGTGCTATTCAAAGATCTGGTACTGATGTTCGTAGTAATGATCCAAGACTTAATATTCCAGGAACTCCTGAGTCTACAAGCGAACAATGATAAAGTTATTAAATAGTAACATATTGAATATTCAATACTAATGGCAACCGCTCATAACAGTAATAATACAAAACTTGGTTCTAAACCTAAGGCGGGTAGGGAAGAACTTCTTGCGGATAATATTTCTAAAAATAATACCGCAAAACAAAATTACACTGCATTGACTTATGGCAATGATCATGGGTCATTGCAGTTTGGATACATTCATAAACAAGGTGATGTAACTGCCGATGTAATGCTTCAAGCATCTGATGCAAGACATTCCATTGTTCTTGATAAAGATGGACCAAGAAAAGGAAGTACTCAAATTACAGCTCCTGGTCGTATATCAATAGAAGCAGGTGTTGATAAAAGTGAGGCAGAGGATACTCTATTCATTCACTCTTGGAATGGGAATATAACTATTGTTGCATCTAATGGAAAACTTAGACTTCAAGGAACTGATGTTGAGATAGTTGCCATCGGTGAAGGAGGGTCTAAAGGAAACGTTAGAATTAATGCAAGTGAAAATATTTCACTTGATTCTAAAAAGTTTTTAGTCAATGCTTCATCTTTATATAAGTTAGCAACACCTGGAACTGCTGAAATTGTGGCAAACTCTGTTATGAAAATGTATGCACCACTGATTCGTGGAGTAAGTGATGCTGTATGCAATAAAGATGGAAAGTCTGGCGGAAGAACTATCCAAAAACAAAATACAAAGTAGGAGAAAATCATGGCATTTTTAATGGATGATAATGCAATTGGTGGACAAATGATGGTTGGTGCTGGAGTGCCGAAAGCACTTGGACTTGGGAAAAATAAAATCAATGGTTCTGCTTTCGTTGAAGGTCCTCTTCAAGCAGGAGAAGCGGGAGCACATAACACTGCAAAAGCAACTTTAATGTTGGGTCCTCTCACGAATCCTGATGCAAAATCAAATCCACTATATTCTTTGTGGTCAAGATTGTATTCAAGATTTCAAAGTTTTGTGAGAGTTGATTTACTTTTAAAATCAACATACATTGAAGCAAAGGTTGTAAGAACACAAGTTCTTCAAGCATCAATTAAAAACTTCGTAATTCCACACCCAACCAAACAAGGAAAGCAGTTAGTTCATACTTGTCTGGAAGGTCCTGAGAATGGTGTTTATGTTCGCGGAAGGTTACTGAATAAAACTGAAATTGAACTTCCAGAATATTGGACAAATTTGGTAGATGAAAGTACAATTACAGTATCTTTAACTCCAATTGGAGCACACCAAGATATTATTGTAAAAAGAATTGGAGATAATAAAATTTATCTTCAAGCAAAACCAGGCATTCCTGTAAATTGTTATTATCATATTTTTGGTACAAGAAAAGATGTTCCTAGATTAGTTACGGAGATTGAAGATTAATGGCATTTACATTCAGAAGATACGGAACCTTCACTGGTCCTGGAGTTGACATATCATATAGAGATAATGATGATTTTTCTTTAGATCCTTTTGATGGACTTTTTAATCTTAACGATGTCTCTATGGTTTTGGTAAACACTGCAGAGTCTCCAGCAGATTATGTTTACATGCACTTGAATGGTAGTAGCACTGCTACAGTGACATTGGAACGAAACAGTGGACCAATTCCAACTTTTAATGTGGAAGCAAACCAAACCAATTTCAGTGGGGACGTTGATGTAACCGGAACTGTAACTGCACTGAACTTCATTGGTACATGGTATGGAAACAGTGTTGGGGCGGTAAAAGCATTTGATATCTCTCACCCATTAAAAGCAGGTTATCGCCTTCGTTATATTTGTTTAGAGGGTCCAGATGCAGAAGTATATTTGAGAGGAAAAATTGAAAGTTCTAATGTAATTGAACTTCCTGATTATTGGAAAAATTTAGTTGATGTTGAAACTATTGGTGTCACACTAACTCCTATTGGTGTTTATCAAGAACTCTTCGTTGAAAAAATTGAATGGGGTCAAAGAATTATTATTAAAAATAATTTAGGAGGACCAATTAATTGCTCATATGTTGTTTATGGACAAAGAAAAGATGTTCCTAAGAACATTACTGAGTATGAAGGGACAAGTGCAAAGGACTACCCTGGAGAAGTCGCCCCCTACACCCCTTGACACCAGACCCAAAAGGTCCTATAGTACTTAGGTAATCAAAGGACGAATGAATGCAAGACGAGTATCTCTCACGCTGCGTTGTAGACCCTATTAAGCGTACAGTATATCTGTATTCTAATGAAGGTTCGGAAAAGCAAGTGACTTGCGATACGGTGGATGAGTTTATGAACGTGCTAGAATTCGTTCGTGCTACAGTGGATGAAGAGACTCTCTCATACGCAAATCCACTTTAAAATCCACGTAGGATCAAAAAAAATCCCGGCAAAAATTCTCACACGATACTTTTTTTAAAATGAATCCTTATCGCATTAACTACAAAGCACTGAAACAAGAAACAGTGAAAACAACGCCAGAGAATGTAAAGGAAGCAAATGAGAACTTGTTTTGTGCTCGTTGGAATTTACCAACTGCTGCAAAGCACTGTGGAATGAGTGAAAAGGAAATGCGCTTGACATTCTTTGAGTATCTGAAGTATAATCCTATTACTTACAAAGCGTAAGTTTTTTATGCGAGTATGGTGGAATCGGTAGACACACCAGACTTATGAAAATTGAGCCTCATTTGGGAAACCTTATGAGTGTAATTCCTCAAATTCGGTGAAACCTGTAAAATGGCAATACCGAGCCAAGCATCACAAGATGAAGGTGTAGAGACTAGACGGGGAACACCTAATCCAAAAGGTACGGTGAAGGTATAGTCCAGACCACAAACCGAAAGGGTAGTGAAAACTATAGTGGTACGAAAATCTGTTGGGCGTATGCCCGTGGGAGTTCAAGTCTCCCTACTCGCACTAGAGTTCATACTCTAAATAAACAAAAGTAAAGGACTATTCTATGAAATACAGAATAGATGCCAGATACGTTTGGTACAATCTTGGGACTCAAATTGTTCTCCTGTATTTTGTAAATCAAATTCCTTTCACTTTTGATGAACTCGATGACGAATCTTTATTCGACTTGGAGTTGATCAAATTAGCAGATAACGAAAGAAGATTTGAACCAGAAGACCTCTATCAAGCATCATATTACTTAATGCTTGAAGAATGTCATCCTCTCTTATATGATTTGGAACTGGAAAATCCAGAAATGTTACCTGCTGATTAATTTGCCTCATAAGCATTAAATTGATGCACGACCTTTGTAACGTCGAGAACTCGGGGAGGTACCGGGATGAGGCTTGAGTTCTATAAAACTCCAAAATGTCACTAATTTCACAAACTGACCGCGAAATGGTCATTGAAGCACTCGAATATTATGTTCAAAAACTTAAGGAAGATGACTGCACTCCTGCCTCTATCAGTGCTTTCCAAACTCTCCTCAACTGGGTCGAACTTGAGCATTTCAAACATGAGAATTAATTTGTGGTTCTGTCCAGAAATGAAACAATGGCGCTGGACTCTTACAGACAATTCAAGGCCCATTTGTAAGCAAGAATCGGGACAGCAACCACATCTTCGTGATGCTATGAATGATGTAGCAAATACTGTAGAGTATATGTTACAATGCAAACAAAGCGAGTAAAAATATACAGTTTTTAAAAAACATTTAATGTTGAAAGAAAAAATAAAATGATATTAGAATATAATTATTCAAATATTATAACCCCAAGGGATCATGCAATAGCTAAAAAGAAAATAGATGAATTATTCATTTCCGAAAATTATCCAAAACTTGCACCTAAATTTCAAACTTATCTTAATTTATATGAATATGATGAATTTAAAATTTTTGTTTCTACATTTTTAGACTCTTGCAAGTCTTACTTAAATTATCCCA